TTGGTTACCTGTAACTAATAATCCAAAGTTGTTTGGTGTGATGTAACTCCTAGATGTAAGTTCCCCGTCTATCAATCCTTTCGCTATGCCGCCATCGTCGTCGTATATGCTCATTATGATCTTTTGTACGACACCCAGTTTCTTGACTTTCACCGGTGGTGATAACCATATTGGCATACTGAATGTCAGTGTTGCAACATCTATCTCTGAATCCGCACCTACTGGTATGGTCCTCGAACTGAATGTTGTGCCTGTCAACTCAACGTAACTCAAACTGGTCCAGTCAATGTAGTTGTCCGTTTTCTGTATCTCGAAGTCTGGGTTAAACAGATACAATATCTGTTCCATGATCTGTAATTTCTGATCTGTGTTAGTTGTCCAAATGTCCGCCGACACCTCCATCCTGAACGGAGATGGCATCACTTTCTCAACGGTGTATCCTGCACCCATCTCGTTGGTGTAGTTTCCATCTGCGTCTATTCCTCTTTCTCTCAAATGCTGTTTCTCTATGTGATAAGGATTCTGCATCCTGTCCCTGTCATAGTTTAGTTCTCTGACATAAGCGGCGATCCTTGGTGCGTACTGTAGTGCGTTCTCTGAATTGTTCCTGATGATGTTTGCGACCTGTCTTGTTGGATCTCCGTACACCACTGGCACTGCTCTTAAGTTCACTGCACCATCACTGCCTCTACCAGTCTCCACTGAGAAGTTGCTCAAAATTCTAATGAATTGAGTGAGGAATTTCCTAACCTGTCCTTCGTAAAAGTGTAGCATTTTTAATTGTCAGCCTTTGGTTTCAGTGCATCTGTCAAAGACTGCCTCTGTTTGACTGTTAATCCGTTTATTGTTGATTCTGTGGCATTGTTAACGAAACTTGTTTTGTAGTTGCCCCTAGAATCATTGTTCGTTGTAGTTATTCTCACACTGTCCTCTACTTTTATCCATCTGACTCCGTCGTACCTAAACAATCTGTTGGGTAAGAAATCTGTCCTCAAGAAGTAATCGCCCTGGTCAACACCGGATGTGGGGAATGTGATACCAAACCCTGCAGGATTTCCGTTGGGTGCCACACCATCACCGTCTAGGTAGAATCCATAGTGTGAACTTGCCGGTGTGTCTATTGTGGCATTCACTGTGTTATCACTGCTGGCCCTTTGTTCTTCTGTGTTCACATTCTCAGTTCGTATATTTCCTCTTTCATCGATAGGTGCAACGTAGTATTGTTTGTAGTTGAATCCTGCCTTTGGAGCGTCCTGCTCTGCCTGTGCAACGATCTGATCATTTATCGTTTTCTCTCTGTTGTATGTGCTCATGTAACTTGCAACAGATCCTGTGGTAGTTGCATCACCTATGATATCTTTAAATTCTTGTGAATCCACTAGAGTTTTCATCTTTAATCTTAATAGATGTGGCCACCAAGTCTGTGAAAATCCTTCTGCGGCCCTGTTTACATCTTCTACAACGTAGTATCTTTTCAGTGCAATTGGCACACTTTCGTCTAATGAATAATCTTCTTTCATGTGTGGAAATTCTATCACATCACCACTCATTGGTTTTCTGCCAATCCTTTCCACTATATCGTTCAAATGAACAGTCAGGAACAATGTGTCATTCTGTAAGAACATACCAAACTGTGACAGATTAAAATCTGCATCTTGCACATTGTAAATTCCCCGAACAACATAAACATCATCTGAATATTTTCTATCTCTATTCTCTAGGAATAATAAATCTTGTATAGTTCTCTCGTTCAAACTGTCACCTGAGTACTGAGGTTGTGTAGGAGAGGCATCGCCGTCTTTGTTTGTTTCTCCTTGATCGTATGGTCCTAGGTATTTGTGTAGGTGTAGATCTGTGCCGCCCACCTGAAACATCTCCTTGATGTTGCGATCAAAGAACTTGTAGTCGTTGCCCTTTTCAGGCTTAAAAATGGATAATCTTGGCATATCATACATATTTATTGCCTAGGCAATGACTATAAATATAGGTATGTCAGAACTACAAACAGGGCAACAGGAAATTTTTGATTACGTCAAGAACAATCTCGGTGACGGGATGATTGACGTGGAATTGGACCCAAAACACTATCAAACGGCACTGGAAAGAGCAGTCAACAAATTTCGACAGCGATCATCAAATGCTGTAGAAGAATCCTATGCTTTTTTAGAACTAAAGAAAAATCAAAATAGTTACATCCTGCCAGATGAGATCATAAATGTCAGGAATCTAAACAGGAGAACTGTAGGATCAAGAACTGAAGGTGGCGAAGGCGGAACTTTGTTTGAACCATTCAACCTTGCATACACAAACACATATCTTTTGAGAGCAGGTGCAACAGGTGGATTAGCAACTTACTACGCATTCGCTTCATATCAAGAAATGATTGGAAAAATGTTTGGAAGTTTCATCCAATTCCACTTTGATGTTGCTACAAAAAAATTGACTATAACACAGAGGCCAAGAGCAGACGACGAGACAGTGCTCATGCACACTGACAACTTCAGGCCTGACATCACACTGTTCAAAGATATCTACTCTAAACCATGGATCAGAGATTACACACTTGCTGTATCTAAAATAATGCTAGGTGAAGCACGAGGCAAGTTCAACACCATAGCAGGTCCACAAGGTGGCACAACACTGAACGGTGATGCTTTGAAGAACGAAGGCCAGGCAGAGATCGAAAGATTAGAAGCAGACATAGGAAACTTTCAAGAAGGCGGAACGCCACACAGTTTTGTTATTGGTTAATTGACAACAAACTTCATTTAAATACCGTGCATGAAAGACTCCCATCACAAAAATTATTCTAACTTATCACTGGATGAACTGGAAAAATTGGTAGAGGATTTGGAAACAATGAGCATAAAAGCGTTGAAAGAACGCAAGAAAACTCTGAGAGCATCAATATTGAGATCTGTAAAAAAAGCAATCAAAGAGATTGAAAAACGTCTAAAAAAATAGTATAATAAACCTATGTTAATAGGTATAGTAGGTTTGATAGGTTCCGGCAAAGGAACAGTTTCTGACAGGCTTGTGGAAAAACACGGATATCAAAAAGACAGTTTCGCAAAAAGTTTGAAAGATGCCGTGGCGTCCATGTTCAATTGGGACAGGGCTCTGTTAGAAGGAGACACAGAATCCAGCAGACAATGGAGAGAACAACCAGACGAATTCTGGAGCAAGAAATTTGGCAAACCGACCACCCCAAGATGGGTGTTACAGCACTTTGGCACGGAAGTCATGCGTGGTCACATGTACGACGGCATTTGGGTTGACAGTTGCATTGGGAGATACAACGGGCAAGACACCGTGATAGCAGACACACGATTTCCAAATGAAGTCAAACAGATCAGAGAACATGGGGGCAAGATTATACTCGTAAAAAGAGGTCAGGATCCTGACTGGTTTGTAAACTACACAGAAGGCAACATAGAACCCAAAGGCATACACACATCTGAATATTCTTGGGCCAAAGAAGAGTTCGATTTTGTCATTGAGAACAATGGCACAAAGGAAGAATTATATGCCAAAATTGATAGACTAATCGTCAGCGATGAGATCACCAACACGCCAACCCAATCTACGGGTACTGCCCAACCTTTGGCAATTGGCGCAAACAGTTTTTAAATTAGTAGCAGTAGTATTCCTTAGATCGCCGTCTACAAACAGCACATCCAATTGAGACTTGTGCTGTGCCTTGAATCCGCATAATTCACACTTCCGTTGTTTCTTATATCCTGATCTTTGTAACGCGGTCACACCGCCAATTCTCTTGCCGGCTTTTTTCCTGATACAGGTGTCGCACTTACTACGCCAATACACCCTACCATATCTCTTGTAGGCATAGGCCCTAGGCTTGGTCTTACACTCCGTACACAACGGTCTGTCTTTGTACTGCATGTGTGTATTTACGTTCCCTATATAGGCACCGAGAAAACGGTAAATTATGTCAACAAAACCGTATGATTGAATAAATAGTTCTAGTATATACGTAACTTGCAAGGAGAATACGAAAAATGGCATTAACATCACCAGGAGTAGAAGTTTCAGTAATTAACGAGAGCTTTTATGTACCATCAGATGCGGGTACAACACCACTATTCATAGTAGCATCATCACAGGATAAGGCAAACGGAGCGGGCGACGGCACTGCTGTAGGAACACAGACTGCAAACGCCAACACTGCTTATTTGATCTCATCTCAAAGAGAATTAACAGAGACTTTCGGAGATCCGAAATTCTACACAGACGCATCAGGAAATAGCCTAAATGGTTATGAGCTGAACGAGTATGGCTTACAAGCGGCCTACAGTTTCCTAGGAGTTGCCAACAGAGCATTCGTCCTAAGAGCGAATGTGGACACAGCAGAATTAGTTGGAAGTGCCGCGGCACCTACAGCAGACCCAACAGATGGAACATACTGGTTTGACCTTGCATCAAGCACGTATGGTTTATTTGAGTGGTCAAAAACAGATCAAAAATTTACAGCAATTACTCCAACACTTATCACTTCAACAAGTGACCTAGTTGGCGGTGTCTCAACTGGTGCACCAAAAACTTCAATTGGTATAATTGGTGACTACGCAATCAACACTACACATGTTACTAACAAGATCTACAAGAAGACAGCAAGTAACACTTGGGTACAGGTTGGTTCAGAAACGTGGCACACATCTTTGCCAATATTCACAGTTGCTTCAGGAACAACAGTAACAAGTGGTAACACTTTCGTAATGAACGGTGTTACAATCACTCCGGGCGGTACAGCATTGTCAGATGTTAACACAGCAATTGGCTCTAATGTAACTAACGTTACTTCAGCAATCAATAGCACGACAGGTAACCTAGAAATCTTCCACAACGGTAAGGCACTTGGTGACTCAACAGCGGGTGCTAACACTATAAGAATTGAAGAAGGAAATGGTGTATTGGCCGAATTAGGAATCACTGCTGGAACTTACAACGGTGTTAAACTTCTACAGGAATCACACACCAACAGACCTACTTGGAAAACAGCAGACGAGGACAGACCCAACGGTTCAGTTTGGTTCAAGACCACTTCTGCAAACTCAGGTGCGGCTCTAGTTACCAAACTTTACAGCACAGCAAGTGCTAGTTTCTTAACAGTTGCTAGTCCACTTTATGCCACACACCACTCTGCGATCTACAACCTAGATCCAGCGAACGGTGGAACTTCTTTATCAACAGGTACAGTGTACGCACAGTACAATGTTACTGAAGAGTCGATGACAGCGGCAGATGCCAATGATTCAACTCCAAATGTTGCAGACTTCCAACTGTTCAGACACGAAGGTGGTGCTACTACAATTACAAGTAACAGTACTTCACCAACTTTCACAAGTGCAGAAACTTTTTCAATCCAAGAATCAGTTAAGAATCAAGAAGCATTAAACAGTGCAGTAACAGTAACACTAGGTGGTACTGGTGCTGATGATTTTATTGCGGCAGTCAACGGTGCAGGTTTAACAAACGTAAGTGCAAGTAAATTAAGCACAGGTGCGATCACTATGACACACAAACTGGGCGGTGAGTTCAGAATGGTTGACACATCAGGAACACCATTAGCAGATGCAGGTTTCAGTGCAACAACGGCACACAGTTATGGAACATACACAGCGAACAGTTCAACTTTGATCGACAACTTGTATGACCTACCAACAGGTGACAGCATTGACTCAAGTGCTAACACAGGTATTATGGCGAGTAACTGGAAGAGATTAAGTTACACTGCTTCAACAAGTGCTCCAAGCAATGAGCCAGCAGACGGTACATTATGGTACCACACTGCTACTGACGAAGCAGACATCATGGCACACAATGGTACAACTTGGGTTGGTTATGTAACAGCATACTCAAGCACAGATCCAAATGGTCCACAGTTCAAAGCAACAGCACCGACTACACAGTCAGACGGTACTGCACTTGTAGATAATGACTTATGGATCGACACAAGTGACCTAGAGAACTATCCAAAACTTTACAAGTACAACACATCAGCAATTATAAGTTCTACAAACACAGCAAACCAAGTGGCAGTGACCACTTCTGGTGCGGCATGGGAACTAGTTGACAAAGCAGACCAAACTACGGAAGACGGTGTTGTGTTTGCGGATGCTAGATACCACACAGCGGCTGACAAGGCAGATTCATTGTCAACAGGCGGTGCGGGTACTGCCAGCTCAATCAAAGACTTATTGAGCGATGGCTTCTTAGATCCAGATGCTCCAAATCCAGATCTTTACCCACAAGGTATAATGTTATGGAACACAAGAAGATCTGGTTACAATGTTAAAGAATACAAAAACAGTTACATCACTACTACAAAATACCCAGGAAGCGGATCAACTGGTTTAGGTAACATCAGAGCAAGTAACGAGAGCGTATCAACTTACTTCCCTGACAGATGGGTTACTAAATCAAGCAACAACGCAGACGGTTCAGGTTCTTTTGGTAGGAAAGCACAGAGAAAAGTGATCGTTGAACAACTTAAATCAGAGATCGACACTAACCAAGCAATTAGAGAAGACCAAAGAGGGTTCAATGTTATTGCTACTCCTGGTTATCCAGAGTTAATGGCGAACATGATCAACTTGAACACGGACAGAAACAACACAGCGTTTGTAGTTGGTGACACACCTATGAGATTAGAAGGTACGTCAACAGCAATACAAAACTGGGCCAACAATACAGCAGTTGCACTAGACAACGGCGAAGACGGCCTTGTGAGTTCAAGTGATTACTTGGGTGTGTTTTATCCATCAGGTGCTACAACAGACAACACAGGTAAATCAATTGTTGTTCCATCATCACACATGATGTTGAGAACACTGGCCAACAACGACAACATCGCTTTCCCATGGTTCGCACCATCAGGAACAAGAAGAGGTGTGGTCGACAACGCCACATCAGTTGGTTACATCGACACAGCAAGTGGAGAATTCCAAACAATATCTGTTACGGAGTCAGTGAGAGATTCAATGCACGAGGTCAAAGTGAATCCAATCACTTTCTTCTCAGGTGCAGGGATCGTTAACTTCGGTAACTTGACTAAAACATCGGCAAGTTCTGCATTGGACAGGATCAACGTTTCGAGATTGGCAGTGTATCTAAGAACACAACTGGATGCGATCGCGAAACCGTTCATATTTGAACCAAATGATGAATTGACTAGGAACGAGATCAAAGCGGCAGTAGAATCATTCTTGTTAGAATTGGTTGGTCAGAGAGCGTTATATGACTTCCTAGTAGTTTGTGATGACACGAACAACACACCTACAAGGATCGACAGAAACGAACTGTACGTGGACATAGCAATTGAGCCGATCAAATCAGTTGAGTTCATTTACATTCCACTAAGAATCAAAAACACAGGAGAGATTGCAAATTTAGGGAACTAATTTTGGAATAAATAGGAGAAACAGATGGCAATATCAACTTTATCAAAATTTACAGTACCTTTAGCAAACGATCAAAGTTCGGCATCACAAGGTTTATTGATGCCAAAACTACAATATCGTTTCAGAGCAATACTTGAAAATTTTGGAGTATCAACACCAAGATCAGAACTAACAAAACAAGTTATTGATATCACAAGACCTAACTTGACTTTTGACACAGTCACACTAGACGTGTACAACTCAAAAGTTTATGTTGCAGGTAAACACACTTGGGATCCAATCACAATCACTTTAAGAGATGATGTAAACAACTCAGTTACTAAACTGGTTGGTGAGCAGATCCAGAAACAGTTTGATTTCTTTGAACAGAGTTCAGCGGCATCTGGTATTGATTACAAATTCACAACAAAAATTGAAATGCTTGATGGTGGTAACGGAGCAAGTACACCAAATGTATTAGAAACATTTGAGTTATACGGTGCGTACATTGAAAACGTGAACTACAACTCGTTAGCATACGCTACGTCAGATCCAGCAACTATCACAATGTCAGTAAGATACGACAACGCAGTTCAATCTCCGACAGGAACAGGAATTGGAACAGCGGTGGCTAGAACGATCGGTACTTTGAGTACTGGTGGTGGACAGTAATACAAAAATTAAGTAAGCAATTATAACATCAAAAGCGTCTTTATAGGCGCTTTTTTTGTGACCATAAATACGAGTATGCCAAGCATAAACAACTTCCTAAAAGGTTTCCAGGACGGATTACCAGGTATGAAAGACTACCAACACGCATCTAGATTGTACATAGACGACAATTTCAAATTGATGCCAAAACAGAAGTTTCTGTTCCATGTGGTATTCAACACTGACGAAACATTGTTCGTGAACGGGTTCAACTCCAACGAGAGGTACCAGTTGAACATGTTGGTCAAGCAGTGCGACCTACCCAAATACAACATGAGTTACGAGGAGAAGACACAGTACAACAAAAAGATGTATGCAGGCACTAGGATAGCGTATGAACCTGTAAACATAACATTCCACGATGATCATGCAGACACAGTGAACGCATTCTGGAAGAAGTATTACGAGTACAACATAGCAGATTCAATAGGAATGAACAGTGACCTAACCATATCCAACACCAAGGACGACTATTATAATTTTGGCAGTGCGAGACAGACAACCAAGTTTGGTATGGACACACCAAAACAAAGACAGAAGCCATACCTCAAAGGCATAGAGATCTTTGTGTTACATAAGCAGAGATTCACATCAATGACTCTAGTCAATCCTGTAATTGGTTCTTTCTCCCACGACAATCTAGACCAAGCAGACGGTCAAGGTATAATGAACAATACTATGCAGATACTATACGAAACAGTGATATACAAGTCAGGTATCGTGAACAAGAACACCGTGCCTGGATTTGCAACAATAAATTACGACAGCTCGCCTAGTCCTTTAACAGTACTAGGTGGCGGAACAAACAGTGTGTTTGGTCCTGGCGGAGTCGTGGATGGCATTGGCTCTGTTATCAGGAATGTGCAATCAGGAAACATATTAGGTGCAATACTGGGTGCATCCAACACCTACAACAATGCCAAGAAGATCAAGAAGTCAGCAGTGAAGGAAGAACTAAAGGGCATTGCCAAAGATGGAATACTGGAAGTTGGCAAACAGGCAGGTTCGATAACCAATCCCATCTCCCAGTTTAGTGTGGGTGCGGCAGTGGTGGCGGGCGTTGCAATAGCATCATCCAGAGGTACAGCAGACAACAAGAATCAAGCCAATAACACAGTGATAATGAATGCCGAGATAGACACAGTGAACTTCCTGGGCACCAACGAATCATTTGATCTGGTTTCAAATAATACAAACGTCCGAGACGAAATAGCGGCTGGTATATACTACAAAGACATAGGTTCTCGTAAAGGCCTGACAGTGGCAGAATCAAATATAGAGTATGAGGGTTCATCGGACACTGTAAAAAATGTTTACACCAATAAAGCAATTACTGATGTAAGAAAGTTGGTCACAGAAGGATACATAAAAATAGAAAGACAGACACAAGATGTTGAGATAGCAACCGAGAAAGCGACATTATAATGGCTGAATTCTACACAAACCTACCACCAAAAGACAGCGATAGTCTGCAGAACACAGTGAACAAACTGACCACTACCAATTACGAAGGCAACTATGAGTTCAACGTTGGAGAGTATGACAGTACCATAGCATTCTTTGTCAAACGTAATTTCTCAAGAACAGCGGCAGAGTCGACAGCATACGCGATACTTTCACAGGCAAAAATTGACAATATCAAACCACAACAAATATTAGATCAGTTGACATATGCCACACCATCACTATTGTCTGAATTGATAACCATAATATTAAACGCCAACAGGTACAAGTCTAGTAGGTTAGGTGTGAGGAAAACACTGGACACAAAAGAGACAATATCTAGAAACATCATAGACTAATGTTACCAAGATTCGCTAGGGGCAAGTTCTCCCCCAAGAATGCAGAGAAGTACGTAGGCACGAAAACACCAACATACAGATCAAGTTGGGAACACTCATTCATGCGATTGTGTGACGAACATCCAAACGTTTATCAATGGGCTAGTGAGTCAATCAAAATACCTTACAGGCATCCATTCACGGGCAAGTACACTGTATATGTTCCAGATTTCTTTATAGTCTATCAAGACAAGGAAGGTCGTAAGCATGCCGAGATGGTGGAGGTCAAACCCATGAGTCAGACATCCATGGAGGCCGCTGGCAAGAGCATGGCCAAGAAGAAACAAGTTGTAATAAACATGGCCAAGTGGGAGGCCGCTAACGCCTACGCTAAACAGAGGCGGATCAAGTTCAGGGTGGTGTCAGAAGAACAGTTATTCCACAATGGCAAACGTAAGTAAATAGAGTAATGACAAAAAAACTAGAAGACATATTAAATTTACCAAATGTTAAAGAAGCATTCAAAGAGGTAGACAAGAAGGAAAAAGACAAGAAGATAAAAGAAGCGAATGGTCAACACGCATCTGCTAAAAACCTAGACCCTCAGACACAAAAGAATTTACAGAAAAGTTACGCGGAGTTTGACAAGATAGCGGCCGCCCTACCACAAGTAAAAGGGCTTGGAGAACTGTCAGACCTGGAGTTAGACAAACTGGCCATAGAGGCAGAAGAGAGTTACAAAAACCTAATGGACTTGGGTATGAACGTTGACTCTCGTTATTCAGGACGTATATTTGAGGTTGCGGGCAATTTCCTACGTAATGCCATAGATGCCAAGGGTAGCAAGATAGACAAGAAGCTCAAAATGGTGGAACTGCAACTTAAGAAGATGAAACTGGACAAGGACGGCAATAAAGACGGTGGTCCAGTGGAAGAAAGCGACGGATTTGTGATATCTGATCGTAACGAATTAATGAAGAAACTACTTAAAAAAGACTAAATATTGCATATGAGCACGTTTCAAGACTACCTAACAGAATCAACTAAGTCATATGACTATAAAATTAAGATCGCAGGAGATCCTAAAGACATTGATAAGAATGCTTTAGAAACAGCACTGCAAAAATTTGATCTTGCCAGTATGTCAGCAGGCAAAAGCACACCAATTATGACCTTGCCTTTGGACTTCCCAAGATTAAGCAATGAATCTGTTACTATCTTTGACGTGACTACAAACTACCCAGAGTCACCAAGAGTGATGCATGAATACCTTTCAGACTTACTAAGGATTCCAATGACACACATGGTTGTAAGAAAACCAGGTGAGCCAACAGAACAATATCAAGACGATATGCAAGTTGCTAAAAAGTCCGAATACGCAAACAAACTGCATGACATCGAATACAAAGATGCACCTAAAGTAAATCCAGATGAGCACACAGGCACAAAATATAACATGGGATTACTAAAAGAATTATTAAAAGACAGAGAAGTAAACAAAGATGCTCCAAAAGAAAAAGAAAATGCGATGAGCAAAGAAGAAGTCGGAACATCTAGTCCACTTACAAAATCAACAAACCCACACCCAGACCCAAAAAGGAAATAAGTTATGGAAATGATCGACGTGTTAACAAAATTAAAAGAAATAGCAGAATCAAAACCTGAATTGGTAAAAGACGCAGTGGAGAACGTTGAGAAGACAAATCCAAAAGCAGTGACAGAAGGTGGCATGAAAGACTACCTGCATGACGAAGCAGAGAAAATGTCTAGAGAAGAATTCATTAAAAAACATGGTGAGAGCCTAGCAGGTTTCTGGGATAGCATAAACGGAACAGAGGAAGCAGTTGAAGGCAAAATGCCAGCAGGCCTAAAAGCATACCATGATAAAAAATCAGGCAAAGAAGAAAAAGAAGATAAAAAAGAAACTGTGAAAGAAGCAATTCAAATCTCAGCAGACACTCCACAAGAAGCATCAATGATGATGCAGATTTTAAAATTAGCGGGTGTACAACAAGTAGACCAAGACATGATTAGCCAAGAACCAGGATCAGACATGGATCAAGACGATGCGGCAGGATCAATGGACATGGCTAGAATGAGAGACATAATCAAGAATCCAGAAGACGAACAAAAAGAAGAAACGTTCGCAAACGAACCTGAAGAAAAAGTGCAAGACATAGACAGTTTGGTAAACAAACATTCAGGTGGATTGAACAGACAAAAGCAAACTTATCCAAGAGTTTCTCCAGGTGACAATCCAATGGCGGCAGAAGATAAGATCACTGAAGAAGAGTTGGCTAACAGTCTTAGAATACAATACGAAAGTTTCAAAACTGCATATCAAGAAGCGGCAAAACCTGACTTCTTGGACATGGACAAAGATGGCGATAAAAAAGAACCAATGAAAAAAGCCATCAAAGACAAAGAAGCAAAGTAATACTTTTCTACACAACCAAACAGCGTTAAATACTACACTATGGCGTATGTATCACTAGATAGCGACCAAATCAAGAAGGCGCACAAGAAACACAAATACAGCAAGACCCAGGTGGAACAACTTGAGAAATGCATGGACCCAAAAACAGGCCCTTTGTTCTTTATGAAAACATTCATGAAGATACAGCACCCGGTAAAAGGGTCAATGCCATTTGAACCATTCCCATACCAAGAGAGGCTGATCAACAGTTACAACGATCACAGATTCTCGATAGCCATGCTTCCTAGGCAGACAGGCAAGACCACATGTGCCTCTGGCTTCCTAATATGGTATGCAATGTTCAGACCAGATTCACAGATACTAATCGCGGCACACAAATACGCAGGAGCATCAGACATCATGTCAAGGGTGCGTTACGCATACGAGATGTTACCAAGTTGGATCAAAGCAGGTGTAACACAGTACAACAGGAACAGCATAGAGTTTGACAACGGGTCAAAGATAATGGCGACCACGACAACTGAAAACACAGGTAGGGGTATGTCACTTACACTAATCTACTGTGATGAGTTCGCATTCGTGCAACCACCGGAGAAGGCCAAAGAGTTTTGGACATCACTGTCACCAACATTGAGTACAGGTGGTAAGTGCATGATCACCAGCACACCCAACAGTGACGAAGACCAGTTCGCATTGATCTGGAAAGAGGCAAACAAGAGATTTGATGAATATGGCA